GCCGTAGTACTGTAGGTACAAGAAATCGTATCACCAGATGTCGTTGTTTTTGCTACGCTAAAGTTTCCTTCAGAATACAAAGTTCCACCAGTATTACTCTGTGTGCTTGATGCACCAGAACCCAATACCAAGAAGCAACCATAAACAGTACCGCCAGCACCAGTAATGGTGTAAGTAATTGCAGATGCAGTTGAAGAGGTTACGTTAGATGGTGTAGCACCAGTAGAAGTAGAAGAAGCAAACACGGCTGTACCACGCACTGCAGAACCGCCAACAGTGTAAGCAGTAAATTCTTTGCTAGGCACAATAGTGCTCATTACGTCTGTTGCGGCTGGAGTCAATGAAGCATTAGTCAAACCAAGGTAAGGACCAGTAACACTGTAAGAGCTGCCTTTTAACAAGGTATCGAGCATTAACTGTTTGCCTACGGCTACGACTAGGTTAGGAAACTCTTCAGTCCACTTAAGGTTACCTTGAGCATCACGGCACTCAACGTGCCAATAACCTTCAATACCCATAGTTTCGTTTGTGCCAGCATTGGCTTGTAATGTTGCTACAGCGCTATCGCCACAGCTTCCAATTTCTTTATGCATAATTAATCTCCAGAACTTACTACATTAGCAGCCGTATAGCTACTGATTGTCAAAATAGCAGACGAATAAGTCGCTGCTGGGAACTGCACTGTAAAGCTACTGTTGCACGTCTTATCTGAACCAAAATTCAGGACAAAACAAGCTGCTTTTGTTATGTAATTGTAGACCAAAGCACCTCTACAAGTAAACGATGCTGGACTCCAAACAGCGTTAGCAAAAGACACATAAGTGGTGTTGTATTGCTGGTTAATTGTGGGAGCCGTTGAAATAACCAAAGGAATACCACCAGCCGTATAACCATTTCCAGTTACTTCGTTCACACTGGTGTAAGCAGCAGTCGTAGGGTTTAAATTGGCATTGGCGTTATACAGGGCAATGTAATAAGTACCAGTTGTAAAGTTCTCATTACCGTTTAACAGGTTCTGAGAAAATACGTTACAAGATCCTTGAACGATCATTGTTTCACCATAATACGAGCTTGACCATTACGATAAGCATCACCACGCTCAAGACCAGTTCCAAGACGATTAAGCTGGGCAAGAGCTTCTTCATACATTTTTTGGTAGTAAGCAACCATGTCTTGCTCACCTTTCATGAAAATCATAGCTTCACGCATAGCGCCATAAAACAATACTGGGTCATAGTTATCACCTAACCAACTAGTACCAGTTGCGTTTGAAACAGCATTTACTAAAATTGAAAAACCGCTACCAGTAGACCCCAAAGAAGAACAAGACAATATGTCGCCAGCAACATAAAAATTACCGCCAAACTTAAGGTTGCAGGAGACCACTGCACCTGAGGCAACAAGGATATCAGCAGTTGCATTAGCACCTGAACCTCCTGTTAAAGATACGTTTTGGTATATACCATTGGTATATAGTGAGCCACCTGTAATAGTTCCAAGGAGTGATATTTGACCTTGAACAATGGTTGGTGGGTAATAAAAATAATGCAATTCAGCGCTGTAGTTTGTATCTGGTGTTGGACCTAAAATAAAAGATAGCTCATTATTATTGTTGTATTGCGTACCAAAAAGTGCGTAATACTGAGGCATACCAGTACTTGTTGGATTTGGATAAGACTGTCTAATAAAGTTAACGTCTTTGTTTAATAGATAACTGTAATTACCTGATGAATCAATTACAGCCAACGAATATGTTGATAAATAATCTATAGGACAAGACAAATAACTATTTCCAGATGTCATAGTTCCAATAACGTTTTTACGCAGTGATGGTAATTGAACTGAGTTATATATACGCTCTTCAGCCTCCATTACAAAGACTGGAATATTTGCCACGAACAACTGTTCGGTGTTCTCAGCGTAAGACTGGATGTTGTTATATAACTGTTCGTAATTCATAGGGTTAACCCTTAAGCCATCGGACCTCTAGACATACGACCTTTAGTAGCTGCACCAGCTCCACGCATTTCAATGCCAGACGTTTTTGGTTCTTTAGATTGACCATAGCTCATGCCATTTGGAATAGGATCACGCAAATTAACGTCTTTGGCAGCTTTAGTAGTTGCGTAAGGAATAGCATCTTCCATCGCTTGAAAACTTTCTACTGTGTATTTTTTACCAGACATAGTGTGCGGAGCAGCATAGTCAGATGCTGGTTTGTCATTTTTAGCATGACCAGTGCGAACAGCTGGGCTGTTCTTTTTGGTTGCTTTTACCGATTTATCATATGCCATATTAACGACCTCTTGAAGAAGATTTTTGGTTCATGGCACGAGCCATGTTGCGACCTACAGCTTTCATTGCTTTACCTGTCACGCCACCTTTAGCCATTTTAGTAGGCTTCATACCTGGGTGCATATGATGTTCATGTTTATGCACTTCTTTTTTTGCTTCTTTATCTGCAATCTTAGTTACTTGCTTTTTGTCCATTTTAAACTCCTAAGTTGTTGTAATGGTTACTGTACCGATTGTTATAACAGGAAGCAAGGAATTTGGCGTTAAATAACTGTCAAAATAACTCGCCCCACCTACTGGGTTCCATCCCCATTGAATCTGTCTACTGCCATCGCTTGGATAACCTAAATTATCCACGTTATACACATTAGGATCATAAGGATTGGTAAATAATCCTGATGTTCCACCAGCGTAATAAGTAACGTCTGGGCGTGGCTCCCGTACAGCTTGTGGATCATTCACAGGATAAAGTCCAAGACTTAACTGTGGCTGATCTGGATCCCAGCACTCAGGACAAACCTTAATGTTGTATAGCTTGGTCTTGATAACCTCTTTTTTCAATTCCTTGAGCATATATCTAAATCCACAACGATCACATTGTGCTATTGCCCATTTACCAGAGGAATACTTGTTTGGCATTAGACGAACCTACCTTTTGTACGACCTTTACTTTCTATGCCATGACCACGCACAACAGTGCCATTGAATACTCTTGTCATGCTAGTTTTTTGACCTTCAAAGCCTTTGACTAACTTCTGATTTCGGTATTTATCCTGAACGCTGCCACCCTTTTTATAGACAGGATTCTTGGCACTAATTTCATTTTTCAATAAACCATCACCGCCTGAAACGCCTTCAGCGGATCCAGTACCACCACCTTTTGGCAGTCGACCCATGTCCTGCAATCTTTCAGTGTAGGTGCGTGGGCGTGTAGCCTCATCCTGTGCTCGTTTTTGCTGGGCAATTTCAGCAATTTTATCTTTAGCAGCTTTGATTTCTTCAGGTGTAGCCATTATCTACTGTGACCTCCGTAGAAAGACATACGAGGAACAAAGCGAATAGCTGCTTTTTCCCTATCTTCTTGAGAAGCTAAATCCCATTGTTCCATGTATTCTGCTTTGAGCATTGGGATTCTATTGGGGTCTACCCCAGGAATCTTAGATGACAAATAGAACGCCAAACCAGCGACCATTGCTGGAATGAATCGGAAAGGAATGTCATTGGTATTAATACCAGTTCCAGCATCTTGAATCCTACGCATACGCCAGTAGACAAATGTGTATTGGCTGCCTGGAGAGTTAGGAGTAGGCCAGACGTTAATACATGGCAGATTAACCACGCTAATAGCGGCTCCAGTAGTGTGAGTAGCTGCGGTAGTACCATTCTGACCACGATAGCAATTTAACAGCTGTGGAGCTGTTGTGGAGACATTTGGGTAGTAAATAATCTCATTGTCTATCTGAATGTAGCCAGTGGCTGCCAAACCAGTCATATCTGATGGCGATAACTGAATCGTAGTGTCGGTAGCACTAATTCCAGTTGTAGAACCATTTCCCACTAAGGTGTAAGCGGTAGGGTTGTTTTGCCCAGATTGACGGTTAATCCATACTTGGATGGGTCTTCCTTGAGCCAATTTATTAGGCAATGTCGAGTAGGTGTCCTCGGAAATGCGACTAATGTTGATATCTATCTGGTTTTGCAAAGTACCAGTTCGGATAACTTGGCTTAACAAGTCGATGGTATCTATAGGCAGAGGGTAGGTAATCTGCCCAGTAACCATAGGAATTTGACCTTCTTCAATAGTCCAAAGGTTAATTCCTCGGTTTGCCCACTCGACTGTTAGGATGTTTAAAGACCGTCTGGCTGTCCTAAAATCATAACCAGTTCTAAGTTCGACACCGCACCTTTCAAACGCCTCTTCAATGAGGTCGTTCAT